GCAAATCCGTTAACAGCTACTGAGCCACCGTTTACAACAAGATCGGTAGTTTCGGTTATAACAATTGGTGTTCTTACTGTGAAATTTTGCCCCCCATCTAAGATAGTTGCTCCGTTCCATTCTTGAATACCCCATAACGAAGTACTTGTGTCTAACCAATAAGTTCCATCTGCTGGATCAGCTCCAGGAGCAGTAGGCGACCCTTCTAAAGCAGCTAAATCTACATCTGCTCTTACTATGTAAGCTCTATTTGCAATTCCTAAATAAGAATATGCAGCTTGCAGTCCGTATTCATTAAGTTCTCCTCCATGAATTGGATTGTTGTTGTTATCTGTTTTAAAGAGTGGATCGCCAAATGTATCTACTAAATCTCTTTGTGATGTTATAAGATACGGTACACCAACATTTACTGCTAATGTTCCAGGAGCTGTACCTGTGCCGGCTCCGTTGGGTTTGTTTGAAGCTGTTGCTACAAAAATACAAGGTAAGGTGCCTGGTTCGGCTGGAGTATAAAAACTCTCGTCAACTACTTTAACCTCTACACCTGGTGATACTAGTGCCATGTTACATTCTCCTATAAGGCTTAAATATTCTAAAAGTATTTATAAAAAAAATAGTAATTTTCTTTTCTTAGATACCGTCAAAAAGGTGCAGTAAAGGTGAGATAAATATAAAATGAGACCTTTGTGTATCTGTGGATTTAGACCAGCTGCAATTAATTATAAAAAAAATAATAAAATTTATTATAGAAAAAAATGTGATACCTGTTTGAAAGCATCAAGCGTAGGTGTAGGAATACCTAAATGGCAATTAAGCGGATATATAAAAAAAAATTTTTGTGAAAAATGTAAATTTACAAGTTTTTACACAGAACAATTTAACGTTTATCATATAGATGGAAATTTAAGTAACTGTAAAAGAAATAATCTAAAAACAATTTGTGCCAATTGTCAACGTATTTTACATAGAGAAGGTGTAAAATGGAAACAAGGCGATTTAGTACCTGATTTTTAGCCTATGATAAATCCATATCCAGTACCGCCTGCTACTGCAGTGGAAATTTCTTGTTCTAATTTTTCCATCTCTGCCTGTGCTTCTGCTTTTAGTGCATCACCATTAAGTTGTCCTCCACCTTGCGGTCCTGCTATAGTTGCAAATTTACTTCTTGCTTCTCCTAACATCATCTTACTTATAGCTAATGCATAATCTCTTATCCAAGATTTTGCCATGTAATCTAAAAGTAATTGATCATCTGGTCGGTAATTGTAACACTCAAGTAATAATGTTTCTTCTGCCCTAGGACGTTGTAGTATTGTTAAGACGTGGCGTGTCCTATTCCAATTGAATTCTATGAAAGATCCAAACATCCTGCCTACAAGTTCTTGGAATTGGCTAAAAAAATCATAGGTTGCCAAACCTCCTAAATTAGAACTTGCAAGTAAATAGGTATTTGTATACGCTAAGTTAAATGGCTCAAATATACTGCCACCGTCACCACCGCCTGTTCTAGATCCTATACTTCGTCTAAATATGCGTCTTACCTCTAAAATTTCTTTTGGAAGGGTATAAGTGTTTTGATCTACAATTGTTGGCATAAAAAAATAACTTTCTTCTGTGCTATTTTCAGTACGTTGCCTATATCTTGATAAAGCCTTGTCTAAAGCAGTTTCATAATGTATAGGATCAAGCTCTACATCTACCATTCCCCCACCTAACATGTTGTGAATGTAATCGTAAACTTCTTGTCTTAATGTAGCTAATTCAGTCATATTTTTATGTCTCCTATTGTATTTATCGACGATAAATACAATATGCCTAGAATATCTTTATACAAACCAACAAAAGGTAATGATTACAATTTTATTGATAATAGAATTTTAGAAATGTTTACAATTGGAGGGACCGATTTACATTTACACAAATATCTTGGTCCAAAAAATCCAATCTTAGAAGAAAGTACAAATGATGTACCACATTATGATGCAGTGAAAGAAACAAATATACAAGATTTGTTATTTTTAGAAAATCGCGATAGAAAATACGATGAAAACATCTATAGAATTCGAGGTATTTATAATGTACAAGATATAGATTTTAATTTAAGCCAATTTGGATTATTCCTAAGTAATGATACAATATTTTTGACAGTTCATATCAACAGTACAGTCAAAACCATTGGTAGGAAAATTATGAGCGGAGATGTAATTGAATTACCACATATGAAAGATGAGTATGCCGCAAATGACTTCCAAGTAGCTTTAAAAAGTTATTATGTTGTTGAAGAAATAAGTAGAGCTGCAGAAGGATATAGTCCTACATGGTACCCACATTTATACAGATTAAAATGTAAACAAATTGTAGATAGTCAAGAATTTAAAGATATATTAGATCTTCCAATGGATGAAGAAGCTCCTGCAGCAGGTAGTTTAAGAGACTTGTTATCAACATATGAAACGGACATGCAAATAAACGACGCTGTTGTTGCTCAAGCAGAAATTAATGCTAAATTGTCTGGATATGATGTATCTCATTTATTTACTGTTGCGAGAAAAGAAGATGGTAGTGTAAACATTGTCACTGCTGATATAACAACATTGGATGCAAGCACAGTAAATGAATTAGCTGATCGTATAATGCAAACCCCAGAAAGAAATGGATATATTGGATATATAACTGGCGATGGTATACCACCAAATGGAGAATATTTTGGATATGGTATTGAATTCCCGGACGGAAGTATAGAAGGTGATTATTTCTTACGTACAGATACAAAACCACAACGGTTGTTTAGATTTGATGGTTACCAGTGGAGAAAAATAGAAGATGTAAACAGAATGACATTAAGTAATTCAGATGATAGGCAAACGCACAGAACAAGTTTTGTGAATAATACAAATCAGACAACAATAGGAGATGAGACATTTGATGAACGGCAAAGCCTCAGTCAAGCTTTACGTGCAAAACCTGATAATGTCTAAAGGATAGTAAGTATGTTACATTTTTATGATGGTCAAATAAGAAGATATATTACACAGATTGTTAGGGTCTTTAGTAATTTTTCTCACAAAGATATAGATGGAAATATAAAGAAAATTCCTGTAGTTTATGGAGATTTGGCTAGGCAAGTAGGAAGTATTCTAAAAGATAATTCAGAATTAAAAATTTTAAGTGTTCCTAAAATGTCTGTTTACATAACGAACTTAGAAATGGATAGGCAAAGAACGAGTGACAGTACATTTGTTAGAAAAACAAATTTAGTTGAACGAGAATATGATTCAGCAACAAAAGAATACAATAATAAAAAAGGCAAAGGCTATACTGTAGAAAAATTAATGCCAAGTCCCTATACGTTATCTGTGAATGTAGATATTTGGTCTAGTAATACAGATCAAAAATTACAAATACTTGAACAAATTTTAATGCTGTTCAATCCTAGTTTAGAAATCCAAACTACAGATAATTTTATTGATTGGACAAGTTTATCTGTTCTAAATTTAGATCAAATAAATTTTAGTAGTAGAAGTATAGGCGCTAGTACAGAAAGTGAAATAGATATTGCATCTTTAACATTGTCTACACCTATCTATATTTCTATGCCTGTTAAGGTAAAAAAGCTTGGAATAATTCATCAAATAATCACAAGTATATTTAATGAGAGTGCAAATAATGTAGATTTAAATCTAACTATGCCTGAATTATTAGCATATTCAGAAAATCGATTTAAGTCTGACGCAGTACATAAAATTGTTATAGATGAAAATGGAAATGAAATTGTAGAATATGGAGACCTAACTGCATCTAAGGACTTAGTTGATTCAGTTGTAGCAACTACTGTAGGGAATTTTGACTTACTTGTCCTTGGAACTACAATAAAATTATTAGATAAAACAAAACCTAGTAATAGTTTTAGTTGGATAGAATACTTTTTAAATTATCCAGAACAGTATGTAGATAATATTACGGAAATTAGATTATATCAAACTGTATACGAAAATGATATTATTGGTACCGTGTTGATAAATCCAAAAAATGCAGAAGAACTTTTTGTAACGTGGGATATTGATTCTTTGCCGACAGATTCAATTATATCTGGTCCAACAGGTTATAAAACCAAAATAGATTTTATCATAGATCCTACAAAAACAAATCCAGAAAATCTAAAATTTGCCGGATTACGATTGATACTCTTAGATAGTCCATTAGGAGATTTAGACAATACTAATGGCCCTAACGGATGGAAAAACAATGATAACACAGATTTTTATGCTGACATAAATGATATAGTTGAATGGGACGGAATTAAATGGGTAATTGTTTTTGATGCAAGTGAACATGTTGGAGATCCTATTTATACTACAAATCTTAATACAAATGTCCAATACAAATTTATAAACAACGAGTGGGTATTATCTTATGAAGGAGAGTATCCAAATGGCAGTTGGCGTATCCAATTTTGATATAACTACTGTATGAAGAAAATTGTTTGTAGTGGGGCATTATTATATGCAAAAAATAGCCAAAGATTTTTATTCCTCCATAGAGCACAAGGTAAGAATGGTAATTTATGGGGACTTGCAGGCGGAACTAATGAGGCTAGTGAAACACCGTGGACAGGGCTTGTTAGAGAAATAAAAGAAGAAATAGGCTGCATTGATATTATTAAATCTATACCTTTAGAAACATTTGTTAGTAATGATGATTATTTTTTGTTCCATACATATTTGTGTATAGTTAAGAATGAATTTTTACCTATTTTAAATCAAGAACATGATGGATATGCTTGGGTAAAACTTTCTATGTGGCCAAAGCCTTTACATCCTGGGTTACGAAACACATTAAATACAAAAATTAATCAAGCAAAATTACAAACAGTAATAAATTTAATACAATTATTAGAAAAAAACAATGACGAACTCTGTGAAAAAAACTGAATGGGGGTATGAACTACATTGGGCAATGCAAAAAACTTACACTGGAAAAATTTTTGTTTTTGATAAAATTAGTAATACAGATATGATTTTTCATAAGCATAAAAACAAAAGTTTTTTTGTAAATAGTGGTAAGTTTAAAATTAGATTTGTTGATTTATCAAACGGAGATTTTAAAGAAACATCTTTAGACGAAGGCGGAACTATTGATATCCCTGCGTTCACACCACATCAAATTTGTTGCACTACAAGCAATGGATCTATTAACGAAGTAAGTGATAGTAATAACGAAGAAGATATTTACATATTATTACAAGAAAAATTTATTCAATAATGTTACCTATATTACTAAAAACTAATAGGATAATCCAAGATTTAAATTTTTATAAAATAAAAATTAGACAAATAAAAAATGATAAAGCTAGAGATAAAGCCGATCTTTTATTGAAAAAATTAAAAGAATATATTGCTGATTTAGATCAAGCGCACAGAATTAGAACAGTAGGTGATTTACGACCAAATTTATTTACATATCATAGAGAACAAATTTATAAAACTAGAAAGATGTTAGATAATATCATAAAAGAAAATTAATTTATCCTTGATACTTTATCCTATATTTGCAATCTGGCGCATGGTTTTGTATTTGATTGTTAATTTCTTTTTCTGATTTACCACAAAATAAACATACTAAATTAGTGTTGTGATCATTAGTTGGTAATCTCTTTTTTGGATAATCCATTTATATATTCTCCTTAAAGTTTTTTTTATTAAATATTTATATGAACAGTTTAAAAAATATTGTAATTTTAGGCGGTGGTACAAGTGGTTTTATTTCTGCATTTGTTTTAAAGAAAAAAATACCTACACTGAACATACAAATTATTAAATCGTCTAAAATTGATATTATAGGAGTAGGAGAAGGCAGCACTGAAAATTTTACAAAATTTATAAACTATGTAGATATAGATTACATTGACCTTGTAAGGTATTGTGGTGCAACTTTTAAAGCAGGAATAATGTTTAAAAATTGGAACCAAGAAAATTTTCTTCAAAGTATAGGTGATGGTTTTAATTATTCTATAGATGGTTATCCTTGCATTTATGCCCACCTTATAAAAAATAAATTATCTAATCATTTATTTGTGCCTGATCATGCTTTAAATAGCAAGGTTAATACTTATTTTTTACAAGATAAAACTGTTTCACCAACATTACAATTCCATTTTGATAATTTTAAATTAAATTCTTATTTTGAAAATTTAGCTAAAAAAAGAGGTATTCAAGTTATATATGATGATATACAGAATGTTATCTTAGATAATAATGGAAATATTGAAAAATTAGAAAGTCCGTCAAATGTTTATTACGGCGATTTTTTTATTGATGCATCTGGTTTCAAAAAATTTTTACTAAACAAATTAGGATGTAATTGGCAAAGTTGGAGTTCATATTTAAAAGTAAATTCTGCATTTACATTCCAAACAGATGCTGAAGATAAAATTGATATGTGGACAACAGCTCAAGCTATGGATAATGGATGGTTGTTTAAAATACCGCTGATGGATAGAAACGGCAATGGTTATATATTTGACAATTCATTTACAACGTTGTTGGATGCAAAAACAGAAGTTGAAAATTTTTTAGGGCACTCCATTGATGTTGGGAGAGAATTTAATTTTGATCCTGGATATGTAAAACAACCGTGGATAAAGAATTGCTGTGCAATAGGACTAAGTTCTAGTTTTGTTGAACCGTTAGAAGCTTCGTCAATTGGTGTAACTATTGAACAATCATTTTTACTTTCTAGTTCACTAATTAATTACAATGAATATGTTATAAATCGGTATAATAA